TCAGGATTTATCGGGCGTCGAACAACCCAGTACCTTGTCGCAGCTTTCCTTGATCGCCTGATCGAGCTGGCGGATACAGAGTTCGATCGCCATATCGCGGGTGCGCTTGTTCGACCATTCCAGCTCGGCCAGCGTCTCGATCAGGTCCTGATGACCATTCTCGTTGACCAGCATTCCATGCCGTACCGTCAACGTGCGGCCCTGCAGGCTCAGCTGCACCGGGTCCCGGCCCACCAGCGAAGCACCTGCCGCCAACAGGCAATCGATATGGTCTCGCAGCGCGTGAAACGCACGCCGCTCATCGATCCGATCGTTCACAAGGGTCTCTCCCATCCCTGGAAAGAAAAACGCCGATTGTGACGCGCTTCGCATGATAAGGCGATGGCTTTTTGATATCGCGATATGGGTCAGACTGTCGCAGACCGACTTGGCGGCTGGAGAGAGGGTTGAGGCGAGGAAGATTGGCGGAAGGCAGTGAGAGTCGAACTCACCCGGGAGCGGCTGCCGCCCCCAACCGGGTTTGAAGCCCGGCCGCACCACCGGGTGCGATTGCCTTCCTTATTGATTTACAAGGAATTTTCCTGCCCCGACTGTCGCTCAGAGGCGGGAGTGTCGAAGAAGTGTCGAAAATCCCTAGCAGGACCAAACGCTAACACGTCTTGCAGATGATCGGGCGCAAGGTGCGCGTATCGCATTGTCATCGCCAGGGACGAGTGACCGAGAATCTTCTGCAAGGTCAGGATATTGCCACCGTTCGCGATGAAGTGTGAGGCGAAGGTATGCCGCAACACATGCGACTTTTGTCCCGCAGGCAACCCCAGCCCGGCTCGCGAAACCGCCTCATCGAACCGATCCCGGCAGTTGGTAAACGCACCGTGTTCCCGAAGATGTTGGCGAATCCGCTCCGCCAGCTTCGGATCGACCGGCACCACACGACGACGCTTCGACTTCGTGTTGACGAACTGGAGCATGCCATCGCCCACCCGGCTGATCGTGAGCCCTTGCGCTTCACCCCATCGGCAACCCGTTACCAGACAGATCATGGCGATCAGTTCGACATGCGGGTGCGTCATGCTGCGCAGTACCTGGAACAGTCGGTCGATCTGATGGCTGTCGAGGTAGGACAGTTCCCTTTCCTGCACCCGAATCGCTCTGAGCATCGAGAGCGGGTTATCGAACTCGATTTCACCAAGTCGCCGCAGCTCATTGAACATGGCCCGCAGGTACGAAAGCTCGTTGTTAAGCGTTTTCGGGCTGATGCCGGACGCGAGGCGCTTCGCGCGGTACTCCGCGAAATCGGTAGCAGTGAAGGCTATGGCCACAGGGTCTTTCAGGCGTTCGACCATACGATCCATGATGACGCGGCGACCTTCGTAGTCGGACAGCGAACCGCCATGCAGACGACCCCAGCATTCCACCAGTTGGGACAGGCGACGACGATCCTTCGGCTTCGGTGACCATTGCGGGCTTTCGATCAGCTTGGATCGGCACGTCGCTTCGAAGCGCTGAGCCTCGCCCTTGGTCTTGAAGGTCTTACGGAATCGCTTGCCCTTGATCGGCTCAACATCGACCCGCCAGCGTCCGTCAGAGAGTGCCTGTATCGCCATCAGACGGCACGCCCCCAGCGCACGTGTCGTTCCTGCAACAGGTTCTTGATGTGCTTGTACAGGTCACGCTCGCTCATATCCTTGGCGGCGTAGTGGTCGCGGATTACTGGCCAGCATTCCCATTGCTTCAGTCGATCAAATGCGGTCTTAGCGCCCACTCGCTCCCTTGCCAGCAGGCTTACGAAGTTTCCCAGGAACAGCTCGACGTTTTTGCCGCTGAATCCACGGCTGGTCTTGTAATAGCGCTTGTACTCCGTTTCCTCGACCAGGGAATCGACTGGTAGATCGACCCTCGCGTCATCCCGCATTAGCGTCCAGATCGGCTCGTAATAGCCGGGGCGGGCGATCAGCTTGAATTGACCCAAACCGTAGCGCCACAGGCCGTCCAGATGCGCCGAGAAGGCCGCAAACGAATCCGTGTCAATGGATTGGCCAGTCTTCACGTCTACCGAGCCGCTGGCGAACTGCTGGATCACGGAGTGGTGATAGCGAAGCTCGACGCGCCACACGTCAGCGCTTGGGTCGTAGTTGTCCGGGTCGTTCGGGTCCAGGGAGTCGCGGCGACGCCAGATGCTTTCCCAGAAGTCGAGCTTATCGGTCGCGCGGGCCTGTTCGGTCTTGTTGTAGATACACAGCTGGACGCCACCAGCAGAGCCGAACATGGACGTTTCGCCCCGGCCGTAAACGCTGGATTTGGTGGCCCACTCCAGTTCCTTGATGCCGGATATATCCCGGTGTGTCCGAGCGCGGCAATGCAGGCGCGCTACCAGATCAACCGGAGGCTTCCAGCCCTGGAGGTCCAACGCCAGATGAACAGCGCACTGGTTGCGTTCGCGGTTGGTCATCACGGCAGCGGCGTAATAATCCATCCGCTCTTGCAGACGTTCCGGCGACAGCGCGTCGATGGCGTGCGGCGACACCTCGATTTTCAGGTGCGGCCCGATGTTTTCGAGCTTGGCGTTGAAATTCTTGATGAGCAGGATGAAGCCGAGGTCGGCGTTCTGGAGCTTGTACTGGTAGCCAGAGTCCCGGCCAACCCGTCCCGAGTGCCAGACTTCCCCGGCAAACTCCACCATCGCGCCCGGTTTCTCAAACAGCGCCATGATTTCCGGACGGATCAGCCCGCGATACAACTGGCGAACCGTATCGACGCCGCAACGCAGCAGACGGACCTTCGACAGATCGGTGATCGCAGCAGTCCCTGGATCAACGAACAGCCGTCCACGTTTGGTCGGATTGCCGGTGATGTGGTCCAGTCTCGCTTGGTCTTTAACGCTCATTCTTAAATCTCCAACAATGCCCAATAACGGACGGTTTCAACTCTGGTTATCTGACGTGTTACAGGGACGTCAGCGCGCGCGTTTGCACGCCGGCTCGTGCCTCGCCGTGCGTGCAAAGAGCGCTGAGCGCACGCGCGCTGACGGTCATCACCACAGGAAACGTCCCTTCTCGTAGGGCACGCGCGTAACGGTTGTTCCGGCTTGCTGCTGGCTCGGCTGATAGGCCGGTGCGGTGGTCGGTGGTGGTGGCTGGTTGCGCATGTCCTGCGGCGAGCCACGGTCGGGCTTGGTGTCATCGAAGTAGCCGTTTTGCACGACCGACATGCAGAAGCGAAAGGACACGTCCAGGCGTGTGCCCTGCTGGGTGTTGCATCGGCACCCGGTCAGCCCTTCATCGCTGTCGCCCACCTGCATACGCTTGTAGTTGCGGGCGATCAGATCGCGGTCGGTAGTGGCGATGCACACAGGCTTGGGAAAGGCTTGCGGCCCGGTCAGGCCGTCATACACCGGCGCCGATGCCGGCAGGTCCTGCACCCTCGGGACTCGCTTGCCCAGGTACTGCTCGACGGTGAGCGGTGCTGATTGTTCGCCATCGGCAGCGCTTGGCCGGATAAACGACCCGACCGTATCCCGTACCTGATCGACCATGCTCCCGGCCGGCGCGCTGGTGGCTGTCGCGGCCTGCGCTTTCTCGGCGGCATAGCGCTCATAGGCGCGATAAACGAGGATGCCGGCACCAAGGATCACGCACAGGGCCAGGATGAACTTGGTCGGCACCTTGGTCTGGAAGTGGTGCTTGGCGTTGCTGCTTGTATAGGCGCCGAAGTAGCGCTTATCCAGGCGCAGCGACTTCTTGTCGGCGTCCTTGAAGCTGGTTTTCAGCTCGACCTTTTCCACCACCACTTCCGACTCGAAGCGCAGCAACTGGGCGGACTTGAACACGCGCCAGTAGTGAATGTGCGTGTTGCACAGCCGACGCAGATGCACATCGAGATAACGCGGGTCCTGGGTGACGAGGTGCACTTCGTGGCCCTGGTGGCGCATGGTCTCGAAACGGGTGATGTGCTCCGGTGGCCGCGCCCGTGGATCGCGTGCGCCGAACCAGCCCTGCGCTTCGTCCACGACGATGATCGAATCGTTTGGCAGCTCGAACCACTTCTCGGGATCTTCGAACTCGAACCACTGCGCTTTCAGCTGACCGGGCTTGAGGCCGTTGATGTTGTGGAAGTAGACGACCCTGCCTTCGGCATGGGCCTTCTGATCCACTTCGCGGATGGTGTTGAGGGTCTTGCCATGGCCGGGCTTGCCGGTGCGGATGACGAGCATGACGGCGCCTCCTTAGGCTTCGATGGAGGTGCCGCCCGGCTTGTGCCAGACCTGATTGCGCCGACGATCAGTGGCCTTGTCGATCCCGGCGAGCATGAAGCGCGTCGAGATAGCAGCGAAGTAGAGGTTCACTACCACATCGAACTTGGCCAGCCCGAGAATCCCCTGGATGACCGGTCCAACATCGCCCATCAGGCCGAACAGGTAGCTTTGCGCCTGGCCGATGATGAGGTTGAAGCCGACATACGAGACGAAGCCGAACCCGATCATTTTCAGCACCATCTTCACCAGCGGGCCGAGGATGATGACAAGCAGCTGCACGATGAATAGAAACTGCATTACTGACCTCCTACGGAGCGGCCCACGTACAGGGCAGCCAGGACGGTAGCCACGGCCACGAAAAGACCGCTCAGGTCACTGGCGGCGCGACATAGCGGTTCATAGGTAAGTTCGAACGAGCGCCCACCCGCGGTGCGAAGGGTGAATTTCTCCGCCGCCGGGCAGTTAGGCGAGAGAAAGCGGGTGCCCTGATTGACGAAGGACGGCAGCTCGATATCAGCGCCTTCCTGGAGCTTGAATTTGTCGCCCTGAACAGCCGCTTCGATGGAGGACTGGTGTTTCTCGAAATCAGCCTGTTCTTCGGCGTGACACCGGAGCGCCTTTTGTTGCCGAAGAATGGCGCATTGAACCGCGTCACCTTCGCAGCTCAGGGTCGCTTCGCAGGGCTCGCCGCCGACGCTGGACTTACCTTCTTCGTCTTCGCTGTCACCCTCTCCGGGGTCGGAACCGTTGCCGCTACCGCCCGAACCACTACCCCCATCACCAGAGCCGTTACCGTTTCCATCGTCGGACCCGTCACCATCCGAGCCACCGCCATCGGACCCACCCCCATCCGATCCACCACTCGAATTGCCGCCTCCTGAATTGCCACCGGACCCATTGCCGGGGTCGGTTGGGTCAGTGGGGTCGGTCGGATCGGTTGGGTCCGTTGGATCGGGTGGCGGCGTGTTAGGCGAGCAGAAGGTGCCGTTGTACGTGTAGCCCGTAGGGCACTTGTTATCGGTGTCCGGTGGCGGGGTGTCGTCGGGGTTCTGAGTATCACCGGGCGAAGGATTCCCAGGCGTGCGGAGCGAATCTTCGTTGCACTCGATACCGTTGCCGCTGTACGAGTAAACGCCAAAGACGCCGGGAGGATTGCCGCTGCTGTAGACGTAGACGTTGGAGGCCGGCGTGTAGGTGAAGGCGTACTGGCAACCGTTACCGCAGACCGAACCCGGCGGGTCGATGGTCGGCTGGCCTACTGCGGCCTTCATCAGGTGTTCGTGGGTAACCGTCTGGCCGTTGGTGGATTCGCACCGAGACGGAGGCTGATCGCACTCACCGGTATCAGCGTTGTATTGGGAGCCAACAGGACAGGCGTCACCAGAGCGAATGGCAAAATAGGCATAATCGGGGCCGCTATAACCGTTCTTGTCTGCCCACTTGCAGCGGAAGGTGGTCTCGCTGACTTTGGATGCTCCTACAAACGAGCTTTTCCCGTCAGCCGGGCGGGTTTCGTTGGACTTGCTCATGGCATCGCTGCACGCAGCGGACGGCGAAGCCCCAGTTCCAATTCTGTAATCAAAATGGGCAGTCCACAGGTAGTCCGCCGCAAACACACTGGACGCGCCAAATGAACAAAGCCCACACAAGAAAAGAAGAAGCACGTGAGCTTTCATCCCTACCACCTCGAAAAGATCGCGTAAGCGCTGGGTACAAGGCATCCGCATAATCACACCCGCCCAAAAAACACGAGATAAAACGCCAGGGTGGTGAGGATCAGGACGTACAGTTCGTAGCTCATTGGCGTTTCCCTGGAAGAGAAAACCCCGCCGGAGCGGGGTTTGTTTGCTTCGGCACATGCAGTGCGCGGTTCCCGGTTACAGGGCGCGGCGCATGTACTTGAACGCCATCGCGGCGATGATCACGGCGAAGACGGCCCAGCCGATGGTCCCAACGTCGGTGCCCGCGGTGTCCAGCGCCGCGGTAGCTTCGGTCGGGACAGCCGCGTATACGGAGCCAGCCAGGGTGGAGAGCGCGACAGCAGCGCCAACACCGATTTTCTTGATGAAGTGCTTGTTCAGTTGCATGGGTGATACCTCACTGTTTCAGGGCTTTTTTCAGGACCAGGAAGCCGAACACGGTGGCGAACAGAACAATCGCTTCGCCTTGCAGCTCGGAGACTTGGTCCCAGGTCAGTGCAGAGCCGTAGAGGCTTTGCATTTCCTCGACCGTGAGGGCGACCAGCGAGCCGGAGCAGATGGGCGAACCATCGGCGCCTTGCAGCCAGTCACCGTCACAGGCGAGGAAATTCATTCGCCGGCCTGCTCGAGGTCGGCGGCTTGTTCGGAGGGTTCGCAGTCAGGGCAGACGGCGAAATGGGGCGGCAGGCTGAGGTCGGGCAGCAGGTCGCTTTGCGGCGCGGGCAGCGCCATGAGCTTGCCCATGTCGTTCCCGCAGCAGTCGCAGTACACCCGGTCATCGATCAGCATGGCCGCCCCTCCCGGTTAGTTCGCTTTTGCCGGTTCCGGCTGGGTGCCGGCTGGCTTGGCGGTTGGGGTCGGTTGCTGGGTCGGCTTGGGGGCTTGAGCAGCGGCTGCTTTCACGGGTTCAACGTGCAGGACGATGAACTTGCCGGCGTTCTTGGAGCCTCGCTCGATCTCGGTGGTGACGCGGATCGGCTCAAGCACATCGAGGCTTTCGCAGGCGGACCACACTTCGTCCAGGGCTTCTTCGGAGACATTCATCGACAGGATGGAAATGCCGAGGTCACGTTTGCCGTCCGGCTCGTCACCGACAAACAGCTTCACCAGCTTTACGTTGTCGAACTCGACTTTCTCGGCGCTGAGAAATGCAACTTCCATGATCGAACGTGCCATTTGTGTTCCTCTCTTTAGTTGCGCTTTATTGCGCTGTTTTTGCCTTTTGCAGGCCGATAAAGTCCACGCCGAGGAACTTTTAAAATTCGCCTCTAGCTAGGGTTTACGCGGCTTGCAACGGGTTTGTGGTGCTAGTTATACGCTGCTGAAAAGCGGTTTATTCAAACATCAACAAATATCATCTAGTTCGTTTGTTGTTGGTCTATGTTGGACTTGGTTGGGTTTGTAACTTGTCCACTATGAATAAACTTGATTGTTGGTTTAACACCAAGGGCTTTGCCCTTGTCATCCCACTCTTGCCGCCGAGGGCTCGGGAGCGCGGGGCGGTGAAGCTGCCCCACACTCACGAGCGGAGGCTGTTTCTGTTCGTGCAAGGTCAAGGGTGCGCTGCGCCCGTGCTTCCGTTCGCCGGATCGGTGAAGCGTGATCCGACGAGCCGGGAGCGCGGCCCTGGACCTGTTCGGCCTCGGCGGGGGCGGTTGGCTTTAGCCCACCAGTTCGAACGGTTCGTGAATCGGAACGAAGGGCGTTGGCTTGCCCGAGTCGTAGATAACGCTCCACCACTTTGCGGGGCGGTCGGGTGGCGTGTGCTTCTCGCAGATAAAGGCCGGTTCCACTGTCCACTCCGAGACCAGAGGCTTCCAGGTTCCACCGACGCGGCCCATTTGCAGCGTGCGAATCGGCCGCGCAGAGGCGGGGCGGCATTGGGCGCAGCGTGTGGACGGGGAGGGAGCGGGGTTCGCCATTTCGCGTCTGGACCAGCAGACAGAGCAGTCGCAGTCCTGGGCGTGCACAAGGCGTAGATAGCTGGTTGGCTTCGACATAGGTCATCCCATCCCCTGGCTTTCTGTGAGCGGCGCGGATCATGTGTCCCATTCCTTTTCCATGAGCTGCTTAACCAGCAGCGCCACGTTGACCATCACGTACTTGCCGACCTTGTGCGACGGGATGTAGCCGTTGCGAATCCAGCCCCACACCACGTCGTGTTCATCGCCCATGCGAATCCAGTCCGCGAACTGGCGCCACGGCATGACCGGGGGCGCGTTGAGCAGGTCTATCGGCGGTAGGTTTCCTTCCATGTCCTTGGCCTTTGTTGCACTATGTTGGGCTTTATTAGCAGCGCTAATATTTGCGTAACATTTACGCATGCGTAAAAGTTACACCCTAAAATGGTCCGCGTAAATGTTACGCATCATGAATTGTTGCTATATGGATTCTGTGCGAGATAGAGCGCTTCGATTGATACGGGTGATTGGTCCGAAGCGGCTTAGCGAGAAAGGCGGCAAGAACTACGACCGCTGGCGCAACATCAGCAGCGAGAAAATCCGTATCGGGACGGAGGAGATCGGCATCCTTGCTGACTCATTCCCCGAGTACGCGCTATGGCTCGTCAGTGGAAGGATCGAACCAGAGCACGGACACCGAAGCCCGGAGTACGACGAGGCCAACCGAAACTTGACCAGTCAAGACGCGGGATAG